GTCGTCGGCCGCCACTAATAAAGTCGGTGAGGTCGTAACGGTAACGACGACCGATTTCATTTTCGGATCTTTGCGAGAACGTTTTCTAGTTGAGCGAGGTTCGGTTTTTCGATTATTTCGCGGACCGCTTGAACGGATGCCGCTTCGCCGTAGGCGCCGAAAGTTACGAGCGACACTTCGGCGAGATGAGCTTTTAATCTTTCGATTACGCCGGTAGCGGTTTTGCGATCTTTTAACGGTTGAAAGCCGATCGAGAGATTAGTTAGGACGCCGTCGCGGACGAGTTCAAGCGCTTGATCGCCGAGGTCGGTTTTAGAGATACGGAATTCGCCGTATAAGCCTTTTTTATCTTCGCGTAATGTCGTCGCTTTGCCGAGCGGTAAGACTTGTTGGTCGTGGCCTTGCAATAGTTTTACGCGGTGAGCGGCACGAGTTACGGCCTCGAATGCTCCCATTCGAAAGACTTCTATTAGGCCCGGATGGATGCGGGCTTCGGTGTCATACGGGACGCAAATTCCGCAAATGGTCCGACCGTCGCCTTCGGCGCGGACTTCGAGATCGCTTTCAAATTTTCTAGTTTCTAAAGCCATATCTTTATCCTATTCGTCTAGCGGTTCTTCTTCGTGTAATGCGACTTCTTCGACTTCTTGAAGTTCTTCGCTAGTTTTCTCTGGCTCGCCGATCGGCGAACGGTTCTCAAAGTCTGCTCTTACTTCGTCCACCGTTAAGAAGCCAGATTCGAGGGCGATCTTATGAGCCTGATAGCGGGTAAGAGTGTCGGAGCGAAGTAGCGCGTCGGTGTTAAATTTCGCATACTGTCCGCGAGGTAATAGATCTGTGAACGCCGACTCGATACGGGTAAGAAGCGGAGTTATGCCGCGCAAGAATTGTAATTGTTCTTGTTCTACGTTCGAATAGGTTCGCGACGAGTTCGGAGCTCCGAGATAGTAGCCGGGAAGTCCGAGCATATTTGCTATTTCGGTAAGACTAAATTCTCGTGATTCGACTAGTTGCGAATCTTTAGCGTTATCGCTTAATTGTTGAAATTTTGTCGTCGAGTTTAGAACGGCGGGCTCGCGTGAAGTTCCGCCGTAGTGTCGCATCCAGACCGCTTTTAACATATTTGCTTCGTCTTGAGTGAGGTCGGCGTTATCTGAGTAGAGAATCCCGGTCGGTTGAGCTCCGCCGTCAAAGTATTTAGCGGCGTAAGCCTGCATCGCGAGAGCGGATCCGATTCCTTGACGTTGAGCGGCGACTACTCCTAGACCGACGATCTGGCCGGGAAGCGTAAAGTTTTTTATATGCATTATTCGATCCGATTCGAATATCTCGTCGTTAATTTTGTAGGTGAGTCGGCCGTCCATTCGTTCGACGTGAACTCGTGTAGGTGATACCGGGTAGATAGATTCCGGGTATCCGTTGGCGCCTAGTTCGCCGAGAATGGCGATGTAGTTCCCGTGAATGACGAGCGCGGCGGCCATCGCCGAGATCGTTTCGATACGGGTCTCGTTCGGGTAAGGGCGTTCTAAGAGTGGCGGAATCGGTTCAATTCTTACGTCGCCTCTGTAGGCGTGTATCGGTAGAGCGCCGATCGTGTCAGAGATCAAAGTTATGCCGCGCCATAGACCGGGGATCGAGAGCGTCGTTCCTTCATCGACAAAAGTTCCCGCGTAAACGGTGTCATAGTAGCGGGAGACCCGCCCTAAAGAATCAACGTAGGCGTTCGGTTGGGGCATAGGGAGTATTCCCTGACGTTTTTTTAGACGGAGTCGGTCGAAGATAGCCATCGCACTAAAGACTATATCTTAGACGATAGCCGTAACGGGATTAAAAGATGAGCGAACGAGGTTTCGTTTCAACTTTGCGATGGACCGAATGATGCCATCCGAGAGTCGCGGCGTAAAGCGGTGTTAGGTCGGCGTCGGTGTTAATACGAGCCCAGAGCCAAGACTGACCGAGTGGACGTTTTTTAGCGTTTAAGATCGCGTCGTCTAGAACGCTCGAAGTCTTAACTTTTACGCTTCTGTCTAGGATCGCGTCATAAAACAAGTTGCAAGCTGAGACGACTTCTTGAGTTCGGTATTTTACGACGTTCACTTGAAGATTCTGGAGCGGTTCTACTAGAGCTCCCGCCGGGGAATATCCGTCTACGATGATCGGCGCTTTCCATCGGCGCGAAAGTTCGAGGCATCGTTGAGAGATCCAAGCTACGCCCGGCCTTGAGTCGATTACTTCGATTCGGCCTTGTTCGTCGGCGACGACAATAGACGCGCAAGAACGATCTAAAGAGACGTCGAGTCCGAATGAGAGTCGTCCCGCCGGAGCTACTTTCGCCGAGTTGCACGAATACCAGACTTTTTCGGGGATGAGTCGGTCGTCTTGATTCGTCCAAGTGTTTAGATAGCTTCTTCGGAAGTCGGTTAAAGTCATTGTCGCGAGCGCGTGTTCTATTGTTGAGGCGTCGATCGTCTGGCCGAGTGCCGGCATACACTTAGCCCAAGTCGCGGGATCAAAAGGATCGTCGTCCGGATCGGCGGACCATTCAAAGTAGGCGACGCCGTTTATTAGACCGTCTTTTATGGCTTGCCTTCCGGCGTCTACTTTGCGGCGAAGAAACATTGACTCCGAAGTCCCGGCCGTTGAGACGATGATAATTTGGCCGTCTCTCTTTGTGGCCATCGCCGGCAAGAGTGCTGCTTCGCGTATGCCTTCATAGTCGGCGAACGCCTCGTCAATGACCGCGAGCGAGATCGTCTTACCGTGTCCGGCCGTAGGTGTAGACGGTAAAACTTGAATCCTTGAACCGTTACGAAAGATTATTGACTCGTTCCCGTTAGCGGTATAGATCCGTTTAATAGATGGCGCGAGCGTCGAGTTTTGTAACGCGGGGACTTGATCGTCCATAAGTTTACGGCGAGCGTCGAATCCCGTTTGAGCTGTATAAGCGATCGCTTGCGGACTTCCCCAAGCTAAAGCCCGATGCAATTCCCAAGCCAAAACTAGAGCCGTTTTGCCTGACTGCCGAGGGACCGTAACTACTATCTCGCGATATGCAGGCGTTATCCCGTCGTCTAACACTTCTAGACCGACGTCCGCTATAAGTCTCTGCCATTCCATAAGCGGAGTTCCTAAACGTGCGGCGATCGCCGCTAGTTCGGGTCCGCGAGTTTTACGACTGAGGTTCCGTCCCGTCGCGTAGCGCGGCATCGCGCCAAATTGAAGCGATGACTTCGTTAAAGTCCTCGACGTCATTAGCGCCTACTTGTCGAAGAATGTCCTCGGCTTCGCGATACTGCCGCCAAAGATTCGCGTTCTCTGGATGCTCGTCTACGGCGCGAGCGAGAAGCCGACAAATTTCGACGCGAGCCGAATCGACCTTCTCTAAACGGCCAAGAGCGAAGAGCGCTTCGATTAAAACTTCGATCGCGACAACATTCGAGCCATACGAGATATTCCCGGATTTCTTTGGAATATCCGTAATTTTCTTTTTTTTGACGGACTTCTTTCGAATTGCCTCGTTTTTGTTTGTTTTTTTTGTGGCCATAAATTCCCCAAATTATACGGTTAGAGAGAGAACTGCTAAGGACTACGTCGGGGCAGATTTCGGACCTAGTAAAAAAATGACTTAACTTTATATTTTGGTTACGCGCAAAATTTACCATACTCGCGACGGTTTTCTTCTAAGTTGATTCGATCGAGTGCTATTGCACGTCGCGCAAGACGCCCGGAGATTAGTCGGCTCATATTTTGAGCCACCGTAGGCGAGCGGGACTATGTGATCTACTTGAGTGGCGATCCCTCGACACTTATCTAGTCCAACAGTGCATCGGAAGTTATCCCTCTGGAGTATCTGGAGCCTCGTTCGTTTCCATAGACCATCGTTATAGCGATACTTAGTTTTCTTTTCCACGTTGGCGACGTCTTTCTTTTAGTTCGTCTTCGAATAGGTAAATTACTAGAAAGATGACGACCGCATAGATAACGATCGTGTAAACGAGCGACCAGAGCGCCCAAATGAGAATCGCTAGGTCCAAGGTCCGAAGCCTTTCGCGTAGGTGTATAGGGCGAATGCGGCTTCAAGGTTAATAACGGGATTTAATAGATCGTCGCATTCGTTAAGGATGCCAAGAGTTTGTAGGTATCCGTTCGGATAATAGCGAGTAGGTTCGCACCAAGAGCGACCGTTTATTTGTGTGAGCCCGTAGTCGTGAGACTTGTCTTTGTTTAATGTGCGATTAACGACATAGCTTAAGCATCTGGATTCTCGATATATGATCGCGTCGAGGGTCGGTAGTTCTTGCCGGGTGAAGCCGACGCTTAGGATCGTCGTCTCATATTGCGGGCATCGTAAGGTTGGGCGTTTTGTTTGGACGAAGTCGCTTTCTATTACGCGAGGGGGAAGCACGTTAGGGAGACGATAAGCGGCTCCGTCCGCTTCTAATGGTAATACGGCCGGGGCGCTTGCGATAGCCATATCGACTAGAACGGGCATCCAGAGGACTCCGGCGATGACGGCTGCCATACGATAGCGGAGCTTCCCGTATCGGTGAGACGGCGTTTCCCGGTGTCTTCTACTAGTCCGAGTTCGGTTAGTTCTTGTCGGCGTTTCCCGGCGCTCGAGCGGAGTAGTCCGAGGTGTTTCGCTAGTTCGTAGTCTGTGGCTTCTCCGAGTTCTTTTATGGCTTGCCAAATGAGAGTCCTTTGGTTAGGGCCTCGAACGCTTGCCGACTTTGCGGCGAGGTGAGACGTGTCCGGATCGGTGCTTCTAGCTAGTCTAGTCGGCTCAAAGATGAGCGCTAAGTTCTCAGTAGACAAGGTCTACCGTCGCTATATTCGTTGATTTACGTTCTAAATATCTTTCGGGTAAATGTAGCCAATAGACGTTGTCGCAATATGGGCAAGGCATCATCGGACGGGGCCTTAACTTCTGGACGACCCATCCGATTACGGTTCCGCAAGCTTCACACTCGTAAAACTCTCGTCGAATGCTCACGACTCCAGCTTTCCGACTCGTTCTTCTAATTTGATTATCGCGACAAATAATTCTTCTAGTTTAGAGTTTTTGAAGTCGCGATCGACTGCTGCGTCTATTGTGTCGCCGAGTGCTTTTTGTATGAGTTGAAAGAGCGCGGAGAGTTGTTCTTCGATGAGTGTTAAACGTGCTTCTAGTTTTGTTGGTAGCGATAGATGCGATTCTTTCGCCCATTGTGCGCGATAGTTCGCATAATTTTTTTCGGGATCGTAGTCCGGTCGGTCGCTCATCGGCTCGTCTTTCGAATAATGACGAATAGTAAAAGTGTGAGAATGCTTACGATCCAGAGACGCGCCGCTAGATCTAATTTCATACTTGCACCGTTTCTAAAATTTGTGTCCTTCTATTAGCCCAATTTCCGCGAAGTAGATCCTTTTGAAAGTCTTCTAAACTTTTGTCGTTCGCGATCGTTTCGCCTACTGTCATTAGTTCTGAGACGGTGTTCGCTTCGGCGATCATCTTTAAAAACTTTTTTACTCCGATCTTCGTTATAGAAGCATCTTTAGTGTCTTCTGCGGTTTCGACTACCGGCGGCCTAATCGGTTGAGGTTTCGGTG